CTGAGCCATAGTTACAAAACCAGCATTAGCTACGTCTGTGCCAACGGTAGTACCAGTGGTGTTGCGAATTGTGCCGGCCTTAATAGGACCAGAAAAAGTAGTAGTCGCCATGAAGATCTCCTGTCGCGGCTAGTGTCAGCCGCGGGATGCGACTGTCAGGGACATTTGTAAGATACGATAAAAAAAGGGGCAGCACAAGCCACCCCTTTTCCACACAAGACCTAAATCTTATGAACCGCTACCGTACACAGCACGCCAATCCGAAACGCCGAAGCTGTAACGCTCACGGGCCTTGAATCGCATGTTGCCAGTATCGAAGTCGCCTTCCATCGCAGTCTTAAGAGGGGTTCTGTTGAACATCTTAAAACCGTTAGGAGCATCAGTTTTGATGAAGAAGTTGTCTGGGTCTGTCAGGAAGTGGTTAACCACCGCACCGTCAGGAATCATACCCATAGACTTAGTCGCATTGATGTCGTTATCGGCAGTACCGGGACGCAAGTTAGAGTTGATTACCCGCTCTGCAATGAATTGCAGCTCTTTAGGAATAATCATCTTCATACCACGAACCGCAATCTTAAGACCACGCTCATCCGTTAGACCCGCGATGTTAATGAGCATTTGCTCAAGAGACGTCTCGTTAAGGTCGGCTGGAGTAGCCAAAAGGTTAGCTTGGTTGCCAGACAATGAAGGGTGAGATGCAGAACAAAGTGCCGCACCATCGCCTACAGGCACTGCTGCATTGAACGCATTGTTCAAGACTGAAGCAGCTTTAATCTGCTTAGTTTGAGACATTGAGCGTGCAAGAGCGCGTGTATAGCGGGCTGCAAGACGATCGTAAAGATTGTCCTCAACCGCTTCTTCCGTAATGCTGAATGCCAAAGCGATGGTCTCGTGAGTGTAACGTGCAGTAAATGTTTCCTGCGCGTCATCAAACGAAATGGCATTACCCTCATTTTTAACGGGGGCCGTGCCAAATCCTGACAGCATCACCTCTTCTTCAAATGCACGATCAGAAGACTCTTCGTCGAAGATTTCTGCGTGCTCGTTTTCATAACGATCGTACTCTAAACCGAACAAAGCATTTAGTCCGGGTTCCAGCTCTTTCGCTAGTTGTGCGCGAGATATAGCCATGATTTAGCCCTCTTAAATGCCTGTGGTTATGGCAGTGGTTTGTGAAGCAAAACCACCGGCGTTAGCGTTAGCGTGAGCATTTAGACGCACAATCATCGGGATACCCGCTGCCGTGTAATCGCTATTTGCTTCATCGTCAACAATTCCAACAACTCTCAACGGTAACGTCGCTGCAGTAGCTACAGATGCCACGTTAAACTGAGAATTGGAGTTTCCATTAGCCGTAGTACCTGTTCGGGCAGAAGTGCCCAAAGAAGCGTTACTGAAAACGGCAGATAGAGCAGTTGCTCTGTTTGTAAAAGTTGCATCGGTAGAAACTTGGAACAATTGGTTCGGATTATCTGCTACGAAAGCTTTAACAGGATAGTTAGTATCCACGCTGACGCTACCAGAACCGGGCCAATAGTTAATCCATATAGGCTTCTTTGAAACCGAATCAACATACTCAACACCCATTAGGACTCCCAATGCGACGACAGTGCCGCCTGCTGTATCCCCTGCTTGGTCTATAGTACCGGCCGATGTAGGGACACAAATACTATACTGGAATATAGCATTGGTGTTGTTAGAGGCAATTTCATACTGGGTAACACCCGTAGTATTTGCACCGCTACCAACAAGTCCAATAGGGCGAAGACCATAGGCAGTTGCTTGATTTGCCATGATTTATTTCTCCTAAAGGGGCGGCTTAATTTTTTCTAGAGCCACCAAAAGTTACACGAGATTGACGATCGGGTTTATTGATCGCCATGCTTGAATGGGCATTTTCTCGCATCATGTCGTGATCGACAGCATCCATAAGATCTTGCGTTTTTCCGGCATAGTGGTCGGATCTTTCCGCTAAGGTTTCTATTGGAATGCGTGCGAGTAAAAGTCCTCCAACGCCAAACACACCTTCATATTTGCCTGAATCTACTACCGGTGCTTCAAAATCAGGGTACTCGTCGGATCTTACCAACTCATATCCTTCTCTCATACGGGCAGAAATGTTCTTGCGGTCGTCAAAACCACGAACTTCTGTACGTATCCACCGGTGCTTGTACCCTTCGGGTGCAGGCGGTGCATCTAACATGGATGGGGGTGCCCAAGGCTTTCGCCGCTGTTCTTTCCCCCTGCTGTCTTTAGCGCGAGAAGAGCGATCAATACCTTCAAAACCTAATTTCTTGTCAGTCATTGTCGTCTCCTATTTGACATATTTCGCGTATTCTTCGAGTGGCACACCTAATTTCTTCGCAATAGCGACTTGGCTTGGTGTGAGTTTTACCTTAGTGGTGCGTCCAGTTCTACCCGTGGAACCACGGGCGCTTCCGGCTACATTTTGTACAGGACGTTTGCCGGTAGAGTCTTTAAATTTATGCGGAAATTCTTTCCGTATGCGATTGTCTAGCTCACTATAATACTCATTGCTTGTGGGGTCAAATCCTTCGTCTTCCACTAAACGCTTATGTAGACCAAATGCCGCAAACGTCATGGCTTCATCGGAACCAAACCAATCGTTTCGATTGGCCCAATTTTCGGCTTTAGGGTCCGGAGCCTTTGGGGCTTGTTGGGGCGCTTGTTGAGCTTGTTGCCGGTGGTACTGCTCCGCTTGTTGCTGTTCTTTTAAAGAACGCTCTTGAGCTTGTTTAGTGGTTTCGTACCGATCTGAAGCCACCGCCAACTGAGTCATCTTTCTTTGAGCGGCCACGGTAGCGTCTGAATCACCCATCTCAACGGCACGTTTTAACTCAGATTCAACCTGTTGCTGCTCCATGCTCAAACGGCTGCCATACTCCGTCATGTAGCCTTGGTCTAAAGCTTTCATACGGGTTCGTATTTTTTCCGATTCGCTCTGCACGCCTTGAGCATACTTAACGGCTTCTTCACGCTGCCGTTCCGCTTCACGCATTTTCTTAGTTAAGCGGTCAATTCGCTTTTTAACGCCCGCGCTATACTCTTGGTGCTCATCGTCCTCATCTACGTTATTAGTAGAATCGGAGTCTAATTCATTGCTATCGTCTTCTTTTTTAGAAGATTTAAGCTCTATCTCCGTTTCTTCACTGTCCGAAACGTCTAAATCTACAGACCCTTCGTCCTCTTCAATTTCATACTGTACGTCAGCCATGTTTATCTCCTATTAAAAACTGATGATATCTTCCGGATCAGAAATAGTTGCTAGTATCTCGTCATCGTTAAGAATGCGTACCTCCCCTCCGTCAATACGGAAACGAGAACCCGCGTAGCGAGCAAAAATTACCCAATCTTTCTCTTGGCACCAATCGCCTTCGGGAAATTTGTCTTTGTCTTTGTACGCTAAAGGTCCTTTCTTCAAGACATATCCAACTACAGTTTGGACTTGGCCATCCTCTAACACTTTGTCCGGTATATAAATTCCACCGTCCGTCTTAGATTTGCCTCGATAAGGTAGTATCAACAGTCTCCAACCGCTGGGGTCAGGCAACTTTTCTAGGAGGGGCGCGTCAGCCTTTGTGGGGTCTAAAACTTTAGACTTAGGCTCGACGTACATGCTTTCGACAGATGTTTCACGTGAAACATCCTTTTTGTTTTTAGCAGGCTTTTTTTCAGCAGCTTCTTTTTCAAGCTGTTGCGCTAAGTAACCGGGTACTTCAATCATTCAACTGCTCCTGTTGTTCTAGCAGGAAGGAGAGTTCCTGAGCTATATGATTCAATGCGTTTAGCTCACCCATCAAAGTAGCGTACTGCTCCATGGTGGCTATACCGTTGCTTTCTAAAATGTCTAAGACATTACTTCTGCGTTCTTTAATAGTTTTTTGAACGAACTGCACCACAACCAAATCATCCATGAATCCTCCCATGATTTTATCTGATATAGTTGCAGTGAATCTTATACTAGTTTTCTAGAAAAGGCTAATAGATACCCTGAAACCTTTGGGGTCTCAGGATGATGGGGCTGAACCGTTTTACAAATCCGCCATTAGCCATTTTCTTTGGTTTACTTTTGCCCGCATTAGACAACGAAATAGCAACCGCCTGTTTTTGTGGAAAACCTTCCCCACGTAACTTGCGTACATTATTACTTATTGTCTTCGAGCTAGAACCACGCATTATCGGCATGATATATCCCTAACAAATAGTAAAATCGCCACCGCGCAACATTGCGCCCATACCCCGGCTAGTTCCGGTCGTAACCGTACCCTTAGCCGTGTCGGGTGTTTTTTCTGCCGTAGCTTTAGCGTACGGGATGCGGCCTTGATCTTTTATGTCCGCATAGTTTGTGGCTTTAGGGGCTTTGCCCGGAGCATTTCCGTTACATCTTACAGTGCGCATAATTAATTTCCTCGTTGTTGCTCTCGTTGCGCTTGTATGCGCAAGAGTTCGCGTTGATTAGTGGCTTCAATTCGCCTTTCGCTAGTCTCTTCTTGGCTGGCCAAGCGTTCGTTAAACTGCCGTGAACGTTCTTTCAAGGTTGCCGCTTGCAGGTCTAACTTGCGCTGTCCCTCGGATATATCTGCGACAGTGCCCTGTTCTTTTATCTGTAGCTCTTTCTCTTTCAGCGCCAGTAGTGGATCCGGACCTTGGCCCTCGCCACCCATAATGCTCTGGCTCATCTGACGAAGCGTCTGCATTTCTTGAGCAATAATCTGTGCAATTAAAGTTTCAACGTCAAGCATTTGATCTTCTGTAACTTCTTGACCTTGGTTTTGCTGCAAGAACATCGCTGCGGCTTGCTCACGCGCCTTAAGCTTTACGTGCTGTAAAACGTGCTTTTGCAAAGCCATGGCCATTGCAGGCATTGCTTGCACCACGCCAGATGCCATAAAGGTCAAGTGCGCAGTTATATGCGCATCGTGGTCCTGACCTTCAAACGCTTTAAGCTCCATATCGTCCATAGCATCAATATGCTCTTGAGCCGGATCTTTGGGTAGAGGCTCGTCTGCGGTAGGCGCATTAAGAATCTTATCTATATTCCGCACGCCCAAAGCTTCATACATGCGACGGTACGCCTCATGCGTGTTATGAATCTGCGGGGCTTGCATAGCAAGCTCTAGCTGCGCTTGCGCAACCGCTATTCTCTGCGACTGAGAGAAAACGTTTGGATTAGAAACCGGTACCACGTCTACCCTGTCATCAAAGTCTTGGGCCATGATAGCTTGATCACCACCTTCTACCGAATAGGGGTATTCTTGCGGTAGGTCATTAGCTATAACTTGAGTCAAAAGCTTTAACTCTTGCCGTAACGCATAATGCATACGCTTATGCACCGCACTCATTACGCGAGTCCCTTGCTCAAGCATAGCCACCGTAGTGCCAACCGGAGCATTTTGGTTCCCGTCACCGACTTTTAAGTTAGTGATCGTAGCAAAACGCTGCCCGGCTTCTACTACAAAACCGAGCAAATTAAACAAAGTCTGATCCGGACCCTTAAACGGAAGCGGAATTAAACTATCTCGGATAGAACCGCCCGGTGCGTCCACATCCCTAAACTCTCCCGGCTGCAACGGCTCAGAATCGTCACGTATACGCATGCCCCGGGCCTTAAAGCCCGCAGGGAGGTTAGATAGTGTACCCGCGTCTATAAGCTGACGTAGGGCCGCTGTGGCTGTCCTAGAGAGTCCGCCGATAGTGTGGATAAGACCTAGTCCATAGAAACCAAGGCCCGGAAGAAACTTATAGTGAACGAAGTACTGGATTTTCTTGTAAGACTCGTCGTCTTCAATATAGTTACGACGAATCGCCAAAACCTTTCCGGTTTCTTCGCTAATAGTGACAATGTACGGAATCTTAATTCCCGTCTCTTCGCCATCCTCACCCATGTCTTCAAAACCCGGCAAGTCCAGCTCTACGTGGAATTCAAGCAACGTGCAGTCGTAGTTAATATAGGAGGGGTGTACCCCCTGTATATCGTCTATTTCATCATTAAGTTGAGACGACCCTTCTTGTCCGGGATTAATCGGAACATCTAAATAGAACCCGTAAACCTGCTTTTTACGCAAATCATTTGCAGAAATAGGCACTACGTGAGTAATAATCGGAGCAGTCTCCAGATTACTGGTCTCGTAAGGGACAACGAGGTTTTCGGCAGGCACGAAAGAACTTACCGCACGGCCCAAAGTCTCGTCATAATAAACCTTCTTGAAGGTAGAACCTGCCAAGGGGAGATAAAAAAGCATCTGGTCGAATTCGGGGGTGTACTCTTCCATCACGTTAGTGATGTAGTAGTTCATAAATTCTTGGACGCGACCCGCTTGGGCTTCTTTTTCTTTATCCGGAGCGCCTACAATAGCCGTACGGACCGGACCTTCGGGAGGCAAAAGCTCGTTAAAAGCTTGCGCTTGGAATTGAGTGGCGGATTCCGCTAAAAGAGGGTGAGTTACGCCAGTAGCGCCACGGAAAGGCAACGTACGCTCTTCGTATTTAAATCCTAGAAGATCTAAGCCTTTGGTATACGTGTCTTCCCAATCCTGACGAGACGCTCGGTTAGCGTCATATTGCCCAACCAAATCGTTTGAAATACGGCCCAACTCGCCGTCATCCATGTCCTCGGCAAGATTCCGATAGAAATCACCCTCGTCAACCATGTTTTCCGCAGTAGGGTCAAAATCAATCGTAGCGCCGCCTTCCTCGTCCAGCTCAATCTCAATGCCGTCGGGCATAATGTCCGAAGCAGAAAACATGCCGTTGGGAGAGGCTAAGTCCGCATCATCTTCAATCACCAAAAGCTCCGAATCGTCACTCATGCGATCCATTAAGGAGACTACCGGTTGATTTGGTTCTGCCATGTCCGTATCCTGTTTTTAATTTCCGCCGGGGTGACGAGAGTAATTTGTTGCGTTAACAATCCCTCTGGGATCGGTGGTCGTTGTTAGTGTTCTAGGGTCTAACCTAGAAAAGTAAAGATCCGGGCCTTCTTTAGGGCTTTCGGCCCTGCGCTCTTCCCTAGGACGATCCATAATGCGGTCAAGCTGATCCAAGATTTGTTGATCCACCATTTGGGTAAGATCCCGAGTTGTGTTCATAATGCCCGCGTTACGCAGTATCTTGCGGCCAACCGCATTGTTGCGGGTGTCCATAGCAATGTCTTCTCGACTGGCGTTATCAAACGTCCGGTCAAACTCCTCGCCCATAACTCCCATGGCGGTAGACGCTTCGCCACCATACTCGTTTCCGTAAAGAGCTGTGCCCAAGGCATGCGCCCTAGCATCTAATAACTCAGAGGAAGCCGGCATGTCCCTGCGATCCGTGGGCCGTGATTCGCGACTAAAGTCTGCTGAACCGGGACGCTCGGGGCTTTCAGGGTAACCGTATTCGCTGATCAACGTCTCTTCAAACGTAGGCCCTTCACCGTAATACTCTTCACGGTACTCGCTGCCCGGACGACCAGAGAAACGAATCTCGGATGTGTCCGCCATGTACTCGGGCACTTCACCAAACATCTTGTCTTTTGCGTAACTGGCCAGACCCGAGATGCCGCGGCCCACGGACTGGAAAAATCCGCCTCCTTGGTCGCCCGTATCTACGGCGGGACCGCCTTCTCTAAATCCGGGAATCTTAGTGGTATCTACGCCTACGTCCGAAAGAACTTGGCGAGTTCTAGCGGCGTCTAGGCCAAAAGAAGCGCCTATTTGGTCTAGGCTTAACCCTTGCGCAAGACCCTGAGTAATTACTTGATTGGCCGTATTTAAGTCATAGCCCGCTTGGCTGCTTTGAGTAGGGTCGTACATCGATGCAAGGTTTTTCTGAATCGGAGCTGCCGCCGGCTGTATAAGCTGGTTGCCTACCGCAGTAGGTGAAGAGCCTAAAGACAAGATCCCTGCTCCGGTGGCGTAGGTGGTGGGGTCAATACCGACGTCCGTTAAAACCTGATTAGTTCT